CTGTAGTATATCTTTAGTGTCCATCTGTTTCTTATAAACAGACTTCGACATTTCTCTACACAGGGACGCTATAACACGCTCCCTAGGGACAGGAAAAGACAAGATCTTTCCCACCCGTAAAACGGTGGCAAGGTCTAATTCCTCGCCAAGTCGTTGTGTGTAGACTAAAAGTTTACCATAATTAGACAAAGGCAATCCCTCGCAGTACTTCGCAAAAGATCCAGATGTTGAATATAAGTTCCATCTCCTAGTGTACATTGAATACACACCAGCGAATAGAGACGGGTCGTTAAAAGCTTCCCTAAGTACTTTAGATGGAATACCAGTTAACTCATGATGTCTGGTCCACACTCGCTTACAGAATTCTCCATAAGGGTGAGAACCAACGGACTTGAATGACTTTGACAAATTAATGTCAACACCCAGTGCGTTCATTCTTCCAACGTAGCACGAAGCTACTGCCTGGTCGAATATTACTACATCGTCACCTAAAACAACATATCGGTCAAACTTAGGGTCATCAGCACACCATCTAATAAAATAGTGGTGGCACAACGAGAATACTCCCCATGATGAATAAGCACCGAGGGGCTGTCCAACAGCCCACCGAATTGGTTTACCTCGGAACGAGTAATCTCGATCTCCAAGCAATTCGGCCCATCTCCGGCCCACACTACCCCCAAACAATGCTGAAACCAGCAAAGTTTGAAAAGATAATGGGAACCGGTCCGTGGCACTAGACAGGTCAAACGAAAATGCACAACCATAAGTGGTGCTCATTTCCACAGCCTTAGCAAACACTCGCTCTTGGTCGTACGTACCATCCATAGGAAGACTACGTAAAACGTTAAAGACGTGATCATGAATCGGTTTCAATGCTTGCTGTGTCCAGAAGTCAAGGATACAAATATTTCTGGTCTTTCCACCTCCCTCTGCTATTTGTGAAATACGAGGACCTTTTGAGTGAAGAGATTTCAATTTACTTGCAACACCTTTACGAAATTCGTCCAATAAACTATCGAACGAACTAAGCAGGGGGTTATGAGAAAGAGAGAACAACTCCCGTAAACACTCCATAACCGATGGCTCACGCAGATAAATATATGCTGCGTCTTCTATAA